TTCGTCGGCTGCGTATCGAGACACGGGAAGTCCCGCGTATTACACGGTGGAGGGGGATTATCTGGTAGTCGCCCCGCCCCCTACAGATTCCCCTGACGCATTGATTAGCTATTACCGCCCGTATGATGCGCTGACAGATGATGCCAATACGAATTGGCTTTTGACGAATGCCTACGACGTTTATTTGTATGGCTCTCTGGCCCATGCATCCCCCTACATCAAAGAGGATGAGCGGGTGCAAGTGTGGGTGGCGGGTTATTCATCTGCCATTGCCGCACTGAAGCGCCGAGACAAAGCCGGGACTTTTGGCAGTGGAACGCTGTCCAGGGTGATGACCGGGGCTGTTCCATGATCCTCCCGTTCGGCGAGTGGACCCCTGACATAGATTCGTTGTCCGTCAAGGGTCTGACGGTCGCGGAGAACTGCGTACCGGCTGCGGATGGGTACTTGCCGTTAAACAGCCTGAGCGACGTTACAGACGCCCTCACAGGGGCTTGTATAGGGGCCGCGTGGTTCGCCGACAAGGCGGGTACGGTTCGGGTCTATGCGGGAGATGCTACGAAGCTCTACCGCCTCTCAGGGGCGACGTGGAGCAATGTTAGCAAATCTGGCAACTACACAGGCGGGACGAATTGGGAGTTCGCGCTGTGGGGTGATCGATGTATCGCGGTTGACCCGGCGATAAATCCCCAATACTTCGACATGAGTTCCGGGACGCTGTTTGCCGATCTGCCCGGCTCGCCTCCGAAAGCTAGCAGGATTGCGGTTGTTGGGGATTTCATCGTTCTAGGTGACTTGGACGCCAAGCCGAATTGGATTCGCTGGAGCGGGTTCAACTCATCCGAATTGTGGACTGCCTCGATGGCTACACAATCCGATTCTCAGGAACTGTTCGGCAGAGGCGGGAAGGTTCAAAAGATCGTGGGCGGTAATGTCGGGGTGATCTTTCAGGAGCACTCTATCCGCCTGATGACCTACGAAGGCCCGCCGCGAATCTTCCGGATTGATGAGGTGGAAGTGGATAGCGGAACGCCTGCGGGGAATTCGGTTGTCGCCGTAGGTTCTCGGATTTTCTACTACGGGTGGGACGGGTTTAGGGTTTTCTCTCCCGGCGCAGGCTCGCAGCCAATCTCAGACAACAAAGTGACTCAGTGGCTTCAAGACAACTGCCCTGATGTAACGACCATCCGGGGAGTGAGTGACAGGGAAGCGCAACGGGTTATCTGGTCATTCTCGACCGGAAGTAGCACTGCGGATCGGGTGATCATTTACGACTGGTCGCTTAATCGGTGGTCATACGGGCGAGTTGATACCGAAATCCTGTTTGAGTTTTCCAGCCCCGGCTACACGATTGATTCAATGGATACGATCATGCCGGACATTGATGCGGCCACGCTGTCGCTTGATGATCGGTTTTGGCTAGGCGGGGCAATATCTGTAGGCGCATTCACCACAGCCCATAAAGCGGCGACGTTCACGGGTTCCGCACTTACCGCGATACTAGAAACCGGCGAGATGCAGGCCGAGCGCAGGCTGTTCATCAACAAGATGCGCCCGCTTGTCTCTGGCTATGGAGCTATGACGGCGCAGATAGCCTCACGCTCCACGCTTGCGAGTCCCGCGACATTCTCGCCCGCCTCCACGCTCAATAGTTCGGGCGAGTTCACCACTCGCGCCAATTCTCGCTATCACACTTTCCGAGTCACCATTAGCGGCGGCTTCAGTCGTGCGATGGGGCTTGATGTAAACGCCGTCCCGGAGGGCAATAGATAATGGCCGCGCCTGCTAACCCGTTCATTCCCTCACCAACTGCCGTTAATCGGTCGGCTCCTACCGGGGCGAATATCCCGAGCATCAGTCTGCCGCAGAACCATACGTTGGCGTCAGACCCGATGAACCAGCTTGCTCAAACGCTTTCAATGGGCATGAACGTTCCGGCCTACGATCCGTATGGAAACAACGGCTACTACTCTCGCCAGATGGCGCAGCAATCCCCCTTGATGCAGCGGTATTTGATGCCGCAGGCCAACAGCCAAAACCCGTGGCTTACGACCGCTATGCAACGAGGCATGCCGGGGTGGACCTCTAACGGGGACGGTTCCTTTAAACCCGCCCAATACAACCCATTTCAGGGGTTGAACACGCCCCCAACGCAGGGCGGGCTTCCGGCGCAAGGTGGGTCTCCTGCGGGCGCTCAGAATCCCTACGGCACGGTTCCCCAAGGCGCTCCGCTGGATCAAGCGACGTATAACGCCTACATGTCAAACCCTGCTGTCAAAGCCTATCTCGACGCTATGGCGGCACAAAGGTCGCAGACGACCCAATACCAGCCCAAAGCCGTAACAGCGCCCACATCGAGCCTCACGGCCTCTCCGGCGGTCTCAGGCACCACGATGAACCAGCGCGAATACGAAACGATGCAGTTCGATGGCGCGCAGCCTACCCAACAGCATTACGACGCCCTCGCACAGCAGTCGCAAGCCGCGCTCCGCACGCGCTCTCTGTTGGGCGGCGACCCTATGTCGAAGGACGTACTCGCCCAAGGCGGCGGCGCTCCGAGTGGCAGCATGGAATCCACGGGGTATATCAACCCCGCTGTTCTCGACTACGCCAAACGCTATCCCAACAGCCTGCAAGCCCAGAAGGTGGCGGCGATGCTTGGGCCTAACTGGAACGCATGATGAGCGAATGCGTGAACCTTGTTTATAAAACAGAGTTCTACCCGTGTGGCGTCCCTCCGGTTCACAAGACCGGGGAGGCGACCACACGGGCGCACCTACTCAAGCTAGAGGACGCGATACACACGCTGCCGGAACTGTTGGACATGGATGCAATGACGCATCACCACTTTGCGCCGGGGTTGTATGCACGAGAGTTCCGCATGAATGCGGATGATTTGGTAGTCGGGAAAATACACAAGCACGACCATCTGGCAATGCTGGTGTATGGCGTTGCGTCAGTGACGGATGAGTTCAACAAAGTCCGGATGAAAGGCCCGCATATCTGGCTATCACAAGCCGGGGTAAAGCGTGCGGTATACGCTCACACTGACTGCATGTTTGTCACGTTTCATCCAACGGAAGAAACGGACTTAGAGAAGATTGAAGAATTTGTTATTGCGCCGAGCTATGAAGCATTGGATGCGCTCAAACTGGAGGGGTTGGTATGTCTTGGGGAGCAGTAGGCGCGGCAGCAGCATCAGCCGTTGGCGGGTATCTTGCGAACAAGGGGAAGGACGGCGGCAGCAACGGGGATAACTCGCAAACCCCGTGGGAGGGCTTGCAGCCGTATTTGACTGATGCGTATGCCCAAGCGCAAAACGTCTACAACTCGGGCGGCCCGCAATACTTCCCAAATGCGACGTACACCCAATTCTCGCCGCAATCGCAGATGGCGATGCAGTTGGGGGAAAACCGCGCCTTGTATGGGTCGCAGTTCGACCCGATGGCTGGGAATGTCGCCATGCAGGCGATGCAGGGGAATAGCCCCTTTACGCAGGCTGGCGTGGGGATGCTTCAGCAGGGCGGCTTGGGTATGGGCCAACTGCAAAGCACGATGCAGGGGAGCTACCTAAATTCAAACCCGTATCTAGACAGCATGTTTAACTCCGCTGCTAGGGGCGTGAATCAGCAATACCAGAACAACGTGATGCCTGGGGTTAACGCTACGTTTGGGAGTGGAGGGCGCACAGGTTCAATGGCTCATCAAACCGGGCTTGATATGGCGAACCAGTCGTATCAGAACTCCATGACCGACATGGCGGCGAACATCTACGGCAACAACTACGCCAACGAGCGCAGCAACCAACTGAATGCCGCGAACAGCATGGGCCAGATGGGCGCTAACCTCGCTTCTGGTTACAACTCGCTGGGCAACTCCAACTATCAGCAGCAAATGGGCGGGGCTAATCTCGGCATGAATCTCGGCTATCAGGACTGGGACAACATCTCCCGTCTGGGCCAGATTGGCGGCATGGTGGAAGGCAAAGGGCAGGAAATGCTCAATGACCAGATGGGCAGGTTCAACTACTACCAGAACCTCCCGGAGCAAAGGCTGTTGCAGTACGCCAATGTCATTAACGGACTCCCTGGCGGGAACTTGGCGAATACGAATGCCAACAATCAGAACGGGTCTGCCGCCGCTTCCATCTTCGGCAACTTCATCCAGAACTATGCGCAAGAGCAGTGGGGCAAACCAACGCAGGGAGGGGCAGCGTAATGGCCGGTCTGCTTTCGTCATTGGGGCAAAAGCTCGGCGGGCTTCTCGGCTCGCCGGAAATGGAGAAGGCGCTATGGCTTACTGCTGCGAGTGGTGGCGACCCTAAAAGGGCGGCATACATTCGAGAGCAAAAGGCGATTGACGAGGAAGCCGAGCAGCAGCGCATATTCCGTGAAATGCAGATGCAGCAGACGGAACTTGCTCTACAGCGCCAGCAGGAAGAAGAAGCCCGCAGGCGCATCGGCAACGTGACCATGCAGCACTATGCCGAGAATCCCAATGCGGTAGCCTTTGGCGGGCCGGGGGCGTCCCGGCAGCAGCAATTGGCGGGGCTTCTCTCTCGGGGGGTAGAGCCGCAGGTTGCTACGTGGCTTATCGGCCAGTCTAGCGAACTGCCTGCGGATGCTCGTTTGTATGAGTGGGCCAAAGGCGACCCGGAGCGCATGGCATTCGTTCAACGAAGCAACCAAACGCAATTGCCGTCGAATATTCAGGAGTGGCAGCAGTTCCAGCAAATGACGCCGGAACAGCAGGCGCAATACATCCAGATGAAGCGCGCAGGGAGCATGGTGGATATTGGCGGCGTTCCTAACTACGTCCCGCCCGGTTCAACCGCGCCACAGCCGTTGTCTACGCCTGATGTTGTTGCGGATCGCAAGCGACAGCAAGCGGCGGCGGCGGCAGAGGGCGCGGAGACCGGAAAGGCAGGCGCACAGGCCGCAATCAATCTCCCGCAAGCCTTGGCAAGCGGGGAGCAGATGATTGCGCAACTGGAGGCGCTAAAGACGCATCCGGGGCTTCCCTATGCTGTCGGCACTTCGTCCGTTCTCCCGGTTGTTCCCGGCACTCCTGCTGCGGATTTCAAGACCAGGCTGGATCAGGTGCAAGGCGCTCAATTCCTGCAAGCGTATGAAACGCTCAAAGGCGGCGGGCAGATTACGGAAGTCGAGGGGAAAAAGGCGGAAGCGGCAATTGCTCGCATGAACCGCGCCCAGACAGAAGCCGAGTTCAAGCAATCTGTTTCCGAGTTCCAGCAGGTTGTTGCCTCTGGCCTGTCGCGGGCGAAACAAAAGGCGCAACAAGGAAGCATTGTCCCCGGATCATCCCAAGCACAACAGCCGACAGACGACCGGGAGGCACGCTTGCGCGCACTGAGGGCAAAACATGGCGGCGTATGAGGAACTGCTTAGGGATGCGGCAGAGGCGCGGGCACTCGGAGACACTGACCTAGAGTTGGCGATTCTGGAAAAGGCCGATGCGCTACGCTCGCAGCCCGCTACGCCGACGAAAGACCCCGCCTATCTTGCCGGCCCGCTTCGTTCCATCGCACAGATTCCTACCTTTGGGTGGGGCGATGAAATGGAGGCCGCCGTTACCGGAAAGCCGCTTCCGCAAATACAAGCGGATATGGCGCAATGGTCAAAAGAGTATCCCGCCGCAGATATGGCCGGACAGATTGGTGCGGGAGTTGGGCTAGGCGCAATTGGCGGTGGGCTGCTGAATGCCGCTAAAACCGCATACCCCGCTGTAGCAGGTGCGGCGTCAAGCGCGCTGCGCAATGTGCCAACGTGGGCAAAGATAGTCGCACCGTCAACGGCTGGAGGGGCGCTGTACGGAGCCGGTTCTGCTGATCCTGGCGAGCGGGCTGGAGGGGCTGCTGTCGGGGGGGTTGTAGGTGGCGGAACGGCTGGCGGGCTTCTCGGAGGCGCTGCGGTTGTTAAGAAGGCGTATGAGACTGTTCTTAAGCCGCTTGGGCGTCAATTGTGGAACACTCCAACGCTGGCGGCAAAGCGCACTATTTCGGATGCTCTTGCGCGGGCAGGAATGACACCGGAGCAAGCCTTGCAAGCCTTGCAAGAGTCAGGCGACGAGAGCATGATGCTTGACTTGTCCCCCCATCTTAGGGACTTGGCCTATGATGCGCGTTCAGGTATCGGGCCGGGGCGCACCATCATTGACGATGCCCTTAACGCTCGTCAGGCAGGACAGCAGAACCGGCTTGTGCTGTCCGCAGGGCAGCAACTTGGCGCACATGCGGACGATGCGCGAGACTTCGTAACGCAGATTACAAAGGCTCAGTCAGAGCAGGCGGCACCGCTTTATGCTTCGGCTCACCAACAAAACATCAGAACCAACCCGGAGTTCCTCAAGCTCTGGGAAGGCGTGCCGCAGTCTGCCATCAGTAAAGCGCGAGAGATTGCCCGCAAAGAGTGGCATGGCGGAATCATCAAAACCCCAGGCACCGCAGGCGTTAAGACGTTTGACGCGAACGGCGGGCTTTTGTCTGATGGGGCTGAGTCTTTTGATTTTGATGCCCTTCCTGATGTTCTTCGCGTTGATTATGTTAAGCGCGCATATGATGACGTTATCGCGGCGCAACTCCGTGCGGGAGAAAAGCAAGGAGCGCGGGCGGATATTGCCATCCGTAACAAAATCCTCGACTACGTTGATGAACAAGTCCCCGACTTCAAAAAGGCTCGCGGGGTATGGGCAGGGGCGGAACAACTTAAGTCCGCCGCCGAGTTCGGGCAGGAAGTCTTTAAGCAAGACTCCGACGAATTAGCCGATATTGTTTCCCGGTACGGCGAAAGCGAAAAGCAGGCATTCCGCTATGGGGTCGCCCAAGCCATCCGGGATAAGGTAGAGGCAACCGGAAGCCAAACCGCCGACGCTGCGCGCAAACTCTCAGGGAGCGCCAAGAACCGTCGAATCATCAAAGCCGCATTTGGCAACGATGACGAATTTGAACGGTTCATGAAGCAAATCGACCGGGAGGGGGTTTATACCGAATCCCGCTACTCGATTACCGGAAACTCCAAGACCGACGAGCGGGGGGCTAGAAGGGCGGAGAGGGTAGGGGACGCACCGGAGCCTAGCACTGCCGGCGTAATGGCTTGGCTTGCGCGCCACTTCGGCCCGAAAGACCCGCTAACAAACCCTGAAACCAATAGGCTTGTCTCGGAGTGGCTGACTAAATCCGGCTACCCGGAGGGGCTGCTAAACGTTCAACAGCCTGGCACCGGCCTAATGGTTGTCACCCAAGCCGGCAGGGCGATGCAACCTACTCCACAACGGGTTAGGGGGTTGCTGCAATGAACGCCTCTGGTTCACTGCTAGCGCAGGTTCGCCCATCCTCTACGACGGCGGCAACGGCATTCACGGCGACGAAGAACACCGAAGTCACCCGCGTATCCGTGTGCAACACGTCAACCGCAACCACCTTCGGCCTGTATCACCACGACACAGGGACAACGTACACACAAGCCACGGCGCTTTTCTACGACGCTCCCATAGCCGCTAACACCACGGTTTTTATCGACGTTGAAGGGAATGGCGGCGGGATAGCGGTTTCTCCCTCTGGAACCATCGGCGTCAAAACCGGCGCAGCGAACAACATCACTTTCTCGATTTACGGGGTTACGCAATGAGCGAAATACA